GTTGCTTGCTTATTGTATTAAGCATAATCATTGGTCTGTGTTTGAACAGTCTTCTATGACTCTTGAGATTGAAACGAATCGTGGTATCGCGGCTCAAATTTTGCGCCATAGGTCTTTCACATATCAAGAATTTTCACAACGCTATGCTGATAGTTCTTTGCTGAGTGATTATATTCCTGTACCAGAACTTCGTCGTCAAGATACAAAGAATCGTCAGAACTCAGTTGATGACATTCCCGAGTATGAAAAACTGACATTGCAGAGTAAGATTCAAGATCATTTTGCTCACTCTATGCGCCTCTACAAGGAACTTTTGGACCATGGAGTAGCAAAGGAGTGTGCTCGGTTTGTACTGCCCTTAGCGACGCCCACACGCATCTATATGACAGGTTCTTGTAGATCGTGGATACATTACATTAATCTTCGTTCTGCCAACGGTACTCAAAAAGAACATATGGACATTGCTTTGGAATGTAAAAATGTTTTTATTGAACAATTTCCTTCAGTTGCAGAAGCTTTAGAATGGACTACACCGTAATAGACAATTTCTTACCCAAAGAAGAATTCGAGTATCTAAGTAATTTAATTGTCTATAATTTACATTTTCCACTCTATTACAATGATATCGTTTCTTATGAAGGAGAACCTAATCACGAATGGAATTGGTATGCTACACATCTTTTATATGATAACGACATACCAAACAGTGAACATTTTAAATCAATCTATAACATTTTTATTCCAAAATTTTCTGAGTCAATTGGATTTAAATCTTTACTTAGAATTAAAGTAAACATGTACCCACACACAGAAAAGTTACATGAAAATGCAATGCATACTGACTTACCATTTTCTCATAATGCAGCAGTATTTTCATTAAACACTTGTGATGGATTTACACGAATGGTTAATGGAAATCAAGTTAATAGTGTAAAAAATAGAATAGTAATTTTTGATGGATCAACATCACATAACTCTACTACGACAACTAATAAAGCAAGATACAATATTAATTTCAACTGGTTATAATAAATAACAATACGTATTATTCAACATTATGGCAATTTATCCGATTATTCACGTAGAGACGGGAGAAAAACGAGTAATCGAAATGAGTGTTCATGACATTACTCAATGGTATAAAGACAATCCTGAATGGAAACGGGATTGGTCAGAAGGATGTGCATCAGCAGGAGAACTGGGAGAATGGGCAGACAAACTCATTCAAAAAAATCCAGGTTGGAATGATGTTTTAAGAAAGGCTTCTAAAGCCCCAGGATCAAAAGTTAAACCATTTAAATAGTATGCCAAGAAAAAAATCAGCTGGTATTGGAACCAGTCCAGTTCCATTTGGAATGAGCAATAAGATGATGAAGAGAAAGAAACCAATCAATCTCGACTACATCAGAAATATTGACCCGCTTACGGACAATCAAGAACGTTTATTTGATGCGTATGATGATGGTAAAAACATCGTTGCATATGGAGCTGCGGGAACAGGTAAAACTTTTATTACACTTTATAACGCTCTTCAAGATGTTTTAAACGAAAAGTCTCCTTACGAAAAAATTTATATCGTTAGGTCTCTTGTCGCTACTCGTGAAATTGGTTTTCTTCCTGGCGATCATGAAGATAAATCCTCACTTTATCAGATTCCTTACAAAAACATGGTAAAATTCATGTTTGAGATGCCTACAGATTCGGATTTTGATATGTTGTATGGTAATCTTAAAAATCAAGGAACAATTTCTTTCTGGAGTACATCATTTATTCGTGGAACAACATTAGATAATGCTGTAATTATTGTGGATGAGTTTCAGAATTTGAACTTCCATGAATTGGATTCGATTATCACTCGTGTGGGTGAGAATACTAAGATTATGTTCTGTGGTGATGCCACTCAGTCAGATCTTATCAAAACTAATGAGAAGAATGGTATTGTTGACTTTATGAGAATTTTGCATCAAATGCCTTCAATGGAAATTATTGAATTTGGATTAGAAGATATCGTGAGATCTGGTCTCTGTAAAGAATATCTTGTTGCTAAAGCTGAACTTGGAATGTGATGACATTTAATCATGTAGAACTTGATCTCCCAAGACTGGAAAGAGATACTATTGATGGAGTGAGGTACTATAATGTACCTGGAGAGACAGATTTAATTAAACTAGTTTCAATTACTTCGGTCATCAGTCACTTTAATAAAGATTTCTTTTCTTCTTGGAGAAAAAGGGTTGGTGATGCAGAAGCAGATCGAATCACACGTCAAGCCACATCAAGAGGAACTGATACTCATACTTTGATTGAACAGTATCTTCGTAATATGGATCTCAACTCAGATGTTCTTCCAATTTCTGAGATGTTATTTCAAGTTTCAGTTCCCGAATTAAAACGTATAAATAATATCTATGCACTAGAAGGTTCTCTCTACAGCAAATATTTGGGAATTGCTGGAACTGTAGATTGTATCGCAGAACATGATGGTGAACTTTCTATCATTGATTTCAAAACTTCAAAAAAACCAAAACCAAAAGAATGGATTGAGCATTACTTTGTACAGTGCTGTGCATATGCGTGTATGCTTCATGAATTGACGGGATTGTCAGTTAAAAAATTCGTGATCATTATGACTTGTGAAACGGGAGAATGTGTTGTATATGAGGAAAGAGACAAAGAAAAATATCTTCGGTTGTTAACACAATATATTAAAAAATTTGTCACAGATAAGTTATCAAGTCTTGACAAATGATAAGTTATGTATTATGATGATCAAAAGTTTTATTATAAATGTACGTTACTGTCTTAGGTCAAATGCAGAATGAACTCGAAAAAGTATTCGAAGACAAATTTTTCTGCCAAACAAAATTCGCTCAAGAAATAGAACGTCTTGTACATAGTGATTTGAGTATGAGTTATATCGATGCTATCGTGTATTTTTGTGAGAAAAATAGTATTGATTTGGAAAGCGTTCCTAAGTTGATTTCAAAACCACTTAAGGAAAAGATTAAGTATGAGGCAATGCAATTAAACTTTCTTAAGCGTAGTTCAAGAGCTAGACTCGTATTCTAAAATTAGCTTTTAATTCCATTTTTGGTCGAAAAAAACTCCGGCAAAAATTTTCGCGTATTACTTTTTTAGAATGATGCCCTTTGATACCTATAAAACCTATATTGCGCTGAAAAATCACTTTACACAACCTAATTATGATTACCAAAAGTATTGTGGAAAAATTAAAGCGAGTGTCCAGTCTTTTTACAAACGAAAAGACCGTTTCTGGTTCGAAAAACTGTCCCGTAATAAAACTGACAAAGAAATTGAGGACTTTTTTGTCAGCAATTTTGTTATGGCCTCTGATCCTGCTAATTTGTGGGTTGGAAGTATTATTCGTGAAGGTGACAGAAATTATACAGACTGGCAAAGAAAGATTCAATCGTTGAGTTATATTTTTAAGGAAGAATCCGATAAACTTTTCTCTGAGAATAAATTTGAGGATGTTTTTGACTGCAAAAGCGGACACCCTCCAGTTCTGAAAAGTTTCTTAAGTGGGAAAATTAGCCTTGAAACACTGGTAATCTATGATAGAATCTTTATGTTCGGAAAATCTTTTGACAAGAAGTTAAAAGACCCGATTTGGGAGATTGTCAGTCTGAAAATGAAAAAGTATTCTCCTTTTCTAAATATCGATGTATTCCGTTATAGAAAAATCTTGAAAGAAATCGTGGTAGGTGCTCAATGAGTTTTTTTGATTCTGAAGTCGTCCGTTCTGAGATGACAGAAATTTCCGAGATGCAAGAAGAAATATACCATAATGTATTTCGCTTCTTTAAAATGTCTCGGGAAGATAAAATCAAACATGTTGACTTGCTTCAGAAATTACTGAACAAGCAGCAGGTTCTTTACACTCGTTTGAGTCTTTCTGATGATCCCGAAGCTAAAGCAATGAAGCAAAAGATTTCAGAGTCTGCAACGATGATGGGTCTTGACAAAAATGTGGATATGAACGTCATTTTTGGTAATATGTCCAAACTGATCGACGTGATGCGTGAGCAGATTGACAAAAACGACCTGAAGGACTAGAATAACGGGGTACACAAAGGCCAAATCCAATTTACACGAGGTACACATGTCTTTTGCTAATCTTAAAAAGCAATCTAAACTTGGTTCTCTCACCGAAAAACTGGTGAAAGAAGTTGAGAAAATGAGCACTGGTTCTGGTGGTGCAGATGAACGTTTCTGGAAACCAGA